TCGATGTAGAGGAAGGAACGGGTCTGCTTTCCATCTCCCCAGACTTCAATCGTGTCCACCAAGTCTGCGTAGGCAACCTTTCTGCATATTGCTGCTGGAGCTTTCTCTCTACCCCCAAACCACGTTCCTTCTGGTCCGAAGATGTTGTGATAACGGGCAATCCTAACAGGAATGCCATGATTACGATTGTAAGCCAAGTACAATCTTTCTGAAAAAAGTTTCTCCCATCCATATTCTGAATCTGGTGCTGCAGGATATGCTGACTCTTCACGACAATCTGGATTGTCAGGATCTTCTTGATTATATGCTGGATACATGCAAGCAGAACCAGAATAGAATATCTTTGTCTGCCAATCTAACTTAGGTCTATTACATTCTGTCCACTCTTTCTTTTCACCATCAAATGTTTCATTCAACTTTCTTTGTTCTTCAAGAACATTCAAGTTGATAGTACAAGAGTTATGCATAATCTCTGCATCATTCTCTCCAGTGAATACAAACCCTGCTCCACCCATGTCAGCAGCAAACTGATAGATTTCATGGAATGGTTCTATGTACCTGTAAGGAACTTCACTATGAAAATTAGGATACGGTCCTTTATATTCCAAACACTTACGTACAAACTCTACATTACGTAGGTCACCTACAATAAATTCATCTGCACATGTATTAGAAAATTCTGGATGTTTTAGATCAACACCACGTACCCAGTATCCCTCACCCTTCAATCTTTTTACCATGTGAGATCCAATGAATCCACCAGCACCCAATACTAATGCTGTTTTTGTAGGACGATCAGTCATTATTTTCCTTAGAATAGTTTTCTATTATTTCATGTATGTAGTCTAGCATAGGAACTGTAATAACGGGAGATGTTCCTAAGAAAAATACATTATCTAACACACTTGAAGCATTAGGATAGTTAGATGCAGGTTCCAGATGCTTGTAAGCAGGGTGCATTAGGATGTTACCTGCAAAATAGTTTCTAGTTTGTACACCTTTACTCTCTAGGTATTTTACGAGGTGGTGTTTACCGCCCTCATAGATAATGGGACAACCAAACCATGAGGTTTCTGCGTGGTCTTTTTCTTCAACAACCCTGCAACCAGGTATCTGCATGAAGACTTGATGCAAAGCTCCTTTGTTCAGACGACGGAGATAATGTATCTCATCTTGCTTCTTCAACTGTACGAGACCAATAGATCCTTGAAGGTCAGCAGGTTTGAGATTGTATCCTTGGACTCCAAAGACATACTTATGATCGACATCCTTGTCATACCCTTCCAACCAACGATCAAACCTATTGTTACAAACACCGTTGGGCAATTTATTCTGGGATCCTACACAGTAGCAACCACGACCCCACCAGGCATAAGATCTAGCGATCTGAACCACCTCTTCGATGTCAGAGGACACCATTCCACCTTCAATAGTAGTGATATGATGTGCTGGATAAAAAGAACAAGACGCTGCGACGGCATGTTTGGTGAGAAACTCATCTCTCCATTTGCTTCCGAGGGAGTCACAGTTGTCAGCAATATACTTCAGTCCATGCCTATCAACAATGTCAAGGAACTTATCAAAGTCGTAGGGATTGCCAAGGACAGGTGAACTAAAAGCAGCAACTGTCCTATCAGTAATCTTAGACTCAAGCATGTCAAGATCCCAGTTGAGATCTTCCATGTCTATATCTACAAAGACAGGTTTCAACCCTGCTTGTATAATAGGATTGATGGTGGTAGGAAAACCACATGCACATACTAATATCTCATCACCATCTTGCCAGTCAAAGTATTTCTTCAGTGCTGCTATCATCACCAAATTAGCAGATGATCCACTGTTCACCATGACAGAGTGTTTGAAACCAAACCTCTTACCAAAGGCACGTTCAAACTTATTGACCTCCTCACCAGCAGGTAACCACTTACCACCTAACAAGGTAGTAATAGCAGCAGTTACTTCTTGATCATCCCAGTAAGGACCAGAATAATATATGGGATCACCAGGATTCCAGTTCTGATTAGGTAGGTATGACATGATGTCATAGTTACCTGAATTCTGTAACTGAAATACAAAATTAGAAACCTGTTCCTTTAGGTTATACATAGATCCTTGACTAAAAATTCATTAGTAATGTGTTGTGTAAACCCAAGCAATGCGAGTTTACTTGTATCTAACCAGAAGTTCTGTGTCTGAACATTCTTATGAAACTCTGGTGGTTCCATGTTTAGTAGTTCACCTCTCGATCTAGTGAACATCTTTGCCAACGTCATGATCTCACTAACACTGGTAGGTTTACCAGACCCAATGTTATATGTTTCGTTATAGTTTCCAGCATCCATGACAAGTTTAATAGCACGACACACATCATCTACGTGCATAATGTCACGACAATGTGATCCGTTATCATACATCTTGACATCTCTGTCTGCCTTCAACTCATTGATCATCCACTGTATAGCATTCTTCTTACGGTTTGCTTTTCTATCACCTGGTCCCATGACATTACATAGTCTCAGGATTCTATACTTCATCCCAGTGGTTTGTGCAAAAGACCTAATAAGATTTTCTGCACAAAGCTTTGTGATTGAGTAGAACCCTTGTGGGTTGCACGGTGTAGTTTCTGATGCAGGGAGGATTCCTTTTCCGTAGACAAACCAACTGGAAAGGAAGTTGAAGGTGATATTTTCTGACCTGCAGTGATCAAGAACCTCGCAAAGGACATGTAAATTAGTGTCAACGTCAAGTGTTATATTATCATGGACATTGTAATTGTCCACCGTAGATATTGTATACAAGATATCGTCACTCTTAGGTTTACGATCATCCTTGTTTACTATCTCAACCTCAGGTTCATACATGTGATAGAAATTTCTACCAATAAAACCTGGTCCATAAAGAGAAATCATGTTAGTCTATCTAGATACCATGCAATTGTACTTCTAAGACCATAGTCAAAAGCTATTTCAGGTTTCCATCCTAGATCTTCAGTTATCTTAGAATGATCCATACCATATCTTTTGTCTATACCTGGTCTATCATGTGATATGCCAATAAGATCATTGGGTTTTTTCATGTGTGACAAGATCATCTTAGTCACATCAAGATTCCTGACCTCACAAGAACCACCTATATTATACTGCTCATTCACTATCTCTGCATCATCTAGCATTACTAATGCTCTGCAATGATCATGAACATGTAACCAATCTCTTATCTGGTGTCCACCACCATGCATATATGTTACCTCATCTTTCAATGCGTTAGTTATCACTAACGGTATGAGCTTTTCGATGTGCTGGTGTGGACCATAATTGTTTGAACAATTAGTAATAAGATAAGGAATGCCATAAGTGTTATGCCATGCTGTCACACAATGATCTGACCCTGCTTTAGTTGCAGAGTATGGATTTCTAGGATCGTATGGTGTGTCCTCTGTAAATAGATTTGCACTATCATATTCTAGTGATCCGTACACTTCATCAGTAGAAATGTGATGGAACTTCTGCACATCCCTACTAGCATTGAGTAGGTTGATAGTTCCTATAATATTTGATTCTAAGAATGGTCGATAATTTTTTATAGAACGATCAACATGACTTTCCGCAGCAAAGTGAAATACTTTACTTGGTTTATATTTTTTAAAAAGATAGTTGACCTGATCTTCATTAGATATATCACACCACTCAAAGGTAAACTGCTTGTCCTTGGGTATAAACTCAAGGTCAGCAGCATAAGATAGATTATCTAATACAATAATATCTTCTTCCCATTTACCTTTGATATAGTGTAAAAAATTACTGCCTATAAAACCTGCACCACCAGTAACAATGTAAGTCATTCTGTACCAAACTCATTGATTGTAGCGTATATATTATTTGGTTGAACTCTACCATAGTCATCCTCAAGTCTTATAATATCATCTTCCTTACATGTACCACGTTGTACTTCAATAATAAGTACACCATCCTTACCACCTGCTAGGCGGTGTGTTTGTTCTATACCTATGTCAAAGGTATCACCTGGTTTACACTGTCTTTCAAGAGTACCTTGTGTAACAAGACCACTACCCTTTACCACAGTCCAGTGCTCTGCACGTAGGTTATGATACTGTAA